TCGATTTCTCGTATCATGTCATAACATGTTCTTTCAACTTGTTGTAGACCTTTAAATATATTAGATGGGCCGTCTGCACGATTGTTATATTGAAACTTCTCGTGGTCTTTGTTAATCTTTTCAATAGACTTTAAAATCTTTTTATAACCATTGATTTCTGATTTTCTATCGAACTCTGAACCTTTTTTCTCTGCAGGACTTTTACCATGAAAATCTATTCTTTCAACAAGTTCTTCTTTACCTACATTATGTTCTTTAATTACTTGTACTAGACTTTTATATGTCATGTTACTTCTCGTCAAAATGTCTGATTGTTGAAGGGTCACCAAATGATGATTTACCTCTTGCAACTGCATCAAAGTCTCTAAGTTTCTTCTTAGTTCCACTCATAACGATTACTGTATCGTCTCTACCTTTGTCCATAGTAATCTTTAGACCCATCATCTTTGCAGACCTTTTAAATTTATCTTCTTCGGGTTTCTGCATCTTCTTAACTCTGTAAGAAATCATCTCTTCGTCAAGTTTCTCTTCCCACATTTCTCTGTATGCATCCATAACAGATTCATTTTTCTTTTTCTTTGCGATTGCAATTGCGGCCTGTTGTGCAGATGCCATTTCTGTTGTTAGAACTTTTGGTTTAAATTTCTTTAATACTTCTTTGTGGTACTTAGTCATATCCTTTGTACCAGCATCAATTGCAAGTTCACCTTGACTTAATCCATCATCATTAATGTTTAGGTCTATTAACTGTTGACTTTTAAAGTAGTCTAGTGCCTTCTGAGCATCTCTTTTGTTTCTGAATTTGTATTCTGCATACTCTACTTTTTCTTGTATGTTATCACCTTCAGGTGTGTAATCTAAGTTTAAAAGTTCTTTAACTTTACTATGTGCTTCTTTAGTCTTTCCACCTGATTGAGTGTTCATAGTGTATAATGCATCTAATATTTCGTCTTGTTCTTTACTAGAAAGTCTACTAATTACTTTACTATACTTTTGAAATATATCAGTACCTTTACCTTCTTGCATCTCCTCACCAACTTTCTGTAAGAATTTTCTTGCCTTTATTCTGTCATGGTAAACAAAAGTATGCATCTTACCACTCTTGTCATCTTTAACTGTATAACCTTTTGAGTCTTTCTTTACGATTTTACCCATGTACTTTGCACCAGTTTTATCGTAATAGTCTAATTCTAAACCGATTCTTGCCTCTTTCTTACCTTCAGTACCCATACCATGTCTTGCAGCAGTTCTGTAATTTTCTGATACGGTTTCTTCGTTTGCCAATTTCAATGCCTTTGCGACATTTTTATCTTTTGATAAACCTTTTTTAATCTTTTCTATTCTTTTAAAAGCACCAGTATAGTTTCCACTCATTGAGGTTGCAATATCTATTGCCTTTTGTACCATTGCAGAACGAGAGACTTCATTAATACTCTCTTCTCTTGCTTGTTTTTTGATTTCGTGAAATAAATTCATGTCAACTCCTATGCATTTAATATTTTGTCGATAAAGTTTTCTGCATCATCTTCGTTAGTAATCTCTCCATTGTCAAAACCCCATGTGAGAAGTGCATCTTCTGTTTTAGATGGTAAATCTTTACTGTTATTTCGCATGGCCTCAATATCCCTTTTGTATTTTGTGACTAACTTTTTCCAGTCATTGTCTCTAGGATACATCTTAAGAACTTTCTGAATGTTCTCTTCTAAAACTTCTTCTTTATTTAAAATCTTTTGAGTGTTTACTTTACCAATGAGTTGTAAGATTACATCTCTTGACTTAAGAACTGCTTCGTAATCTTTATTATACTTTGTGTTTGTAAGTTCTTTATCACCCATTCTAGCAATCTTTTGATAACCTTTCAGGACAGATTGCATGTCCTTAGATAACTTTTTTAATGCATCTACCTCTTTTTGTTGAATTTCATCTAGTTGGACTTCTTCGGTTGTTACTTCTTCACTTTTACCTTTGTAGTTTTTGTCTACATAGTCAAAGAATTTCTTTTTCTCTTCGTCTGATTTGAATTCTGCAGGTGAGGTAACACCAAATTTTTTAAGTGCAGATTGAAAGAAATCTTCATAGTCTTTACCCTGTTTGAGTAAAGTCTTAGATGCTTCTAATAGTTCATCTGATAACCCTATTGATGTGAATTTCATTGGTTCAACTCTCCTTTATCGAAATAGTTAAATAACTTTTCCTTATTGTTTTCATTAAGTTCCATGGACTTAGCAAGTCTACCAAGCATATTCTTTTCTGTCAACTTTTCTATTGTTTTTTCTACTGAAAGTTGTTCTTCTACAACTTCGACTTCTTCAGGCATTGGTTTAACACCTGCATCTTTGAACATTGCCATCAGTTTGTTATTGGTAGGTAGTGTAATCTTCTTCTCTTTACCTAATTGTGCAACTAACTTTGAAAATCCTTTTGGATTTTGTTTCTGCATTGATTGAACAACTTTGACACCAGTCATAGATAACATCTTTGCAACACCGTATTGTGAATCTTTATCACCTTTTAGATTGAATAACTTATCAATCATTGCACCAGCGGATGCTTCTAGGAGAATTTCTTCTTCCAATACTTCTGTTTCAAAAAGTCTTAGTTCAGCCTCAATTTCTTCGTCAATTATCTGTTCTGCAGATTTTTCAACAGAACCTTCTTTTAATTGAACGTGAGAACGAACTTGTTCTAGTTTATCTTTCCAGTTTTCTGATTTATAACTCATAGTACTATTATTTATATAATTGGGAACCTTATTACGAGGTCTCCGTCACCTTTTATTAATCTGTGGTACTCCATTTTCAATATAGAGTAGTCACCACCTACTTTTAATTCTACTGGAAGTTTATCTTCTTTCTGCAACTCCCATTCTGAACCTTCTAATATATGTATGGTTCTATTTTTAGTGTCTCTGTGCCACACTAGGTCTTCTTCTGATACATCATGTGAAAACCTTCTAACAATGAACTTTTTACCAGTCCCGTGTTGTTCTACAGTCTCTTCGGTATATGGATTAGTCATCTAAGCCAGGATAAAAGTTATCATTCTTTTGGTTGTAACCATAGAAACTACCATCTTTCTCAACTGCATCAAACACTCCTAACACATAGTTATCTGCAACATCTTCTGCATATGCATTGCTGTGGTTATGTACCTTTCGTGTTTCTATTAAGATTTTGTTTTTGTAAAGGTCTACTTCGTAACCTTCAGATTCTTTACGAATAACGGCTGTTCTGTCGTCATTCATATATTCACTTATCACTTGACTCATAATGTTCTCCCTTATATTTAGTCTACCAAAAAAATGACCCACCACCACTCAAACCGAGTTGTTTTGCATAGTGAGGCAATCTACATGCCCAATATGATGCAGTAGTCTTATCATTCTGTTGGTCACATTTATGACGAGCAGCAAATGATTTTCTTGCATCTTTATTGTTTAGTTTTACTTTGAGACCTGTTGTGTCTCCCCATGTAACTTTCTTGACTTTGTCCCCATCTTTAACATACACATAGTATTTCTTAGGGCCACCTGCCTTAGGTTTATTAAGTTCGGGTTGTTTTTCTTCTTCCTCTACAATCATTGGACAATCGAGAGGGACTAGATTACCCTCACAGACATCAAACTCTCCCAAATCTGTTTCTAAAATTTGTTTGTCGACTTCTGTAAGTGTGTATCGTCCTTCGTTTAATCTTTTTCTTGCCTCTTTGATTACCTCAAAATACATCATAGAACCTAATCTAAACGGATTGTCTAGTAAGTTTGTATTAGTCTCTTGAAGGGAATCAAGAGTCTCACTTATTGCAATTTGATGAAAGGTTTTCATTACCCACCAGCCTTTTTCGCAAGGTCTTTATCTGCCTTACCCCATGTTCCACTACCTTTAGTGATAAAGGAATTAACCCTTGCGTGTCCCCACTGCTCAGGAGTTGTGCCTGGTCTATGTCCAGTCTTCCATGCAGCGACTCCACGGTTGTATACTTGTTTTAGAATACCGACTGATATACCACTCTTTTCTGATTTCTTTTTAAGAGATGCATCTGCATTCTCATCTATCTCTTCTTTTTTATTTTTCTTTTCGTAGTCTTTGATAGATTTTCTTGCAATTTTAATCATTCTTTTTTGATGTGCTTTCTGTTGAGACTTAGTTTTTTCTCTCTGTCTTTCTGCAAATCCTTCTTCTATATTGTCTTCTTTAATTAGTTTATCTACATTCAGACCTTTTTTAAGATTACCTTTACTATCTATTGCCTTAGGATACATTTTAGCAATTAGGTCATTATAACCTACAAGTATATTTAATAAATCAGCTTGGATTTCTTTTGTTGAGATACCTTTAATTACTTTCTTAACTGCACCAAGATTACCTTGAGCAAGAGCCTTAGATACTGCCTGATAATCTTTTTGGTCTTGACCAGTTTCTTTCTTAGAAAGTCTTGCTACATTCTTAGTGGCAAGAGTTAAGTCTTGATTATAATTTTCAGATATTTTATCTACTTGAATTTCTTCATTGTAAGGGAATCCTTTTAGTGGATTTTGGAACACTTGACTAAAGTGTTTCTTTTTCTTTTCTACGGCCTCTTCGTGGTATGCCTTATTTCTATCTTCGATATACTGTTCTACTGATTGACCAGGCGTATCTTCTTGGTATGCCATTCTTGTTTCGTCTGTACCTTGTTCGTGTACACCGTTGTCGTGTTTATTTCCTGCCATTTGGTAGTAACCCCTTCTCTTTTAATTTTCTAAGTCTTGGTTCAGACCTATTATATTTCTGTGATACAATTGATAGATTAGACTTATCATTATTCATAGGATTGTTATCCTTGTGGTGTACATCCTTTCCTTTTATATCCTTTCTATCCTTTAAACTTCTTCGTGCTTCATTTCTTTTTGCACGTCTTTTAACTTGTTCGGGTTTAGAGTGATACTCATCATACTCTTTCTTATAATCCCGTTCTTCTTTTTGGGACTCTTTTTTCTTTTCTGCAGATTTTCTATCTGCATCCCTCTTACTCTGAATTTGTTGGTCTTGTGTCTCTTTCTCTTTTTGTTGGTCTATTCGTTTAGATTGTCTGTCATGTCTATCTTTAAGTGCTTCCAGTTCCTTTTCGTGGTTGTTTTTCAACCTCTCCATTTCTTCTGCCTGTTTTGCTTTAAGTTCTGCAGAATCTACGGCTGCATCTTCTTGTATGTTATCACCAAACTTTAAGAACAGTTTACCTTTCTGTTGTGACTTATCAGTCGCTTTATGACCAACCATTGCACCGATAGTGTTAATCATACCAAGACCTTTCTCGGAATTTTTACTATACTCTTTTTCTAATCTGTCTGCAACTTTTTTAGTAATCATTCTAATGACATCATTAACTGAAGTGACCAGTTTACCCTCTTCTACTGATTCGGGAACACAATTAGGAACCATTTTGTCCCCTTTCTTTTTCATACCTTTTTGTGTGTATCCATCCCAACACTCATCTTGTTCTCCCTCTCCAAACATCTTCTTATATTTCTTAGTGTGTTTTGATGGTTTTGTTTCTGCACTTGCATCGCCTGGTGCAGGTTCGTATGCAGAATCATCATCATCTGCAGACTTTTTACCCTTTTCGAAGTGTCTTGCACGAGCGTCTTTTGTGGATTTTGCCATATCATCACCGTCAGCATCTTTTGCAAAATACTTCTTAGGTTGAGTACCGTCACGGTCTTTGATATCTTTATCTTGTGCGACTTTCTTTTTTTCTAGTAATGTGTTTAACATATCCATAATACTATTTATATCTTTTTAATAACTGTCTTCTTACCAGTCTTTCTACTTTTGAATGTTTTTAAATTTGACCCAAACGGACTTGATTTATCTGTTGGTGATTTTTTGGCCATATCTTTACTTCCCTTCTTCATCAGAAGTTCGGTCTCTCTCCACTTCAATGCAAGTTTATTACTTGGGAATGAAGTAGTCCATGACATTAGTTTTGAATAGAGTCTGTTTGCTTTAGTTTGTAGTGATTTTAAATCATCATCATTTGATACATGAGAAAAGTCACCTTTGAATATTCTCTGCAATGCAATCATATTTCTAGTTGAATTATTCCAATCTTTCTCTACTATTTCGGGTGGTAATTTTCTTGGTCTCTCTGCATTTCGTTTTTGTGCATTTGCAAGTGATGTACTGACATGTATCATCTTAGATTCGTATCCAATCTTATCTAACATTTCTTTGTATTGTTTGATTTTACTTAAGTTTGCACTGGTAGTGTCAAATATCAATCCAAGTCTACCATCCATATACATATCCATACCCTTTCCAGTAACCCTTTTTGCTTTTGCACGGATGGGGTCTACTCTATCAAAGTCTGCACCTCTAAGGTCAAGTGTCATTCCTGCTTTCTTTAGACCGAGTTCAAATGCTTTATCTGTATTGACTAGTTTAAGACCAAGTGCCTTTAGTGAAAGTGCATCAACTACTGTTGACTTACCACTGCCTGGCCCACCTGAAAAGAAAACTGCTTTGAATGTGCCTGGGTCATACACACCTTCTGTAATCAAATCTTCATACATGTATGCAGGTAGTGTACCTTCTGCAATACCCATTCCTTTACGAATGTCTTTGTATAATTTTTCTTTATCTTTATTGTTTCTACTAGGGACTCCTAGTTTAAAGTTCTCATAGTCTCCTTGTTCTGCATATGCTCTCATCTTACTTGCAGACATTCCACTGACATCATCTGCCTCGGGGTCTCTTTCTCCTGCAGAGATTACTTCTATTTTATCGAACTTATAGAAACCATGTCGTGCTTTGACTCCATTATATTTGTTTAATAGTATCTCAAACTCTTTAACTCTGTCTGAACCAACAACCATTCTTACTTTTTTATATCCTTGTTTCTGCAACTCATTTGCAATATCAAAAACTGTTCTTGCAGTTGCATCTACTACTATTTTACCAAAGAATTTTCTTAGATATTTTATCTTATCTCTATGTGATAATGGATTCTTTCTTCGGTCATTTGAATGTGAAGAAAATAGTAGTACTTCATATCCGTTGGATTCTGACTTTAGTTTTTCTACTAACTTTGCATGGCCTGTTGTAGGTGGATTGAAACGACCAAAGGTAAACACTGCACCTTTATCTTTTGCTTCTGTTAGAAATTTTCCGAATGTCTTTTTCATTACTTGTCCCAAGATTTCATAGCAGTGAAGTTATTATATGCAAACTCCATTCTGTCTACTAATTTTACTGCACTTCCTGTATTGTCTATCGCAACATATCCTTCAGGATTTACTACTTCAAATCCTTTTGCAGTCTTTTTAAAAGTTCCTATACTCTTTACTCTATTTAGTCCTTCAATAATTATTTGTTTTGATATAACTAAATGTTCCATAAACTTAGTGAGATTAGTAATGAACTTATTTAATGCACGAAGTTCATTGTAAAGTTGTTCACCAATCTCTGTTTTAATTTGTTTGGTTTTTTCCATCTTAACCTTTGCAACTACCTTATCTCTCCAATAGTTCTCAAAGTGTTTCATGTATCCTGCATATGTTGGTTTGTATGAACCACCTCTTATAAGTGTATTACAGTATGTTTTGTAAGTTGCACCTGCACCTTTCTGTGCTATGGCATCTTGTATTTTCTGAAACTTAACTAAGTCTCCTTTAGATATACCATGGAATGCTTTACCTACTGCAGTTAGTTCTTTAGTAAGTTTAAGTGTTTCTGTTGCAGTAAGTGTTGAGTTACCCGATACATCTTTAAATGTTGCATCATCCATCCATACATCTTTGTCACTTCCAAGAGTGGATATTGTTGCACCAAAACTTGCAGTTAGGTCTTCGATAGTTCCACCAGTGTAAGTGGTGTGAAATACTATTCCCATTTTAGATTCTTCTATAGTTTTACCCAATTCAGAATCAACATCAACTGCATACATAATTGTATTTGGTTGAAATGTCATATAAGATTTACCATCTATCCTTCTTTTTTTAAGGTCGTTAGTGTACATCAAGTCACCTTGCATTACATTTGACCAAGATAGTTTAGATAAACATTGAAATGAAGTTAAGAACTTTTCTTTTAATGCACCACTTAGTTCGTCTGCATTTTTGATTTCGTGTTCTGAAGTATAGAACTTAGGTTCTTTATTAAATAAAGATTTTTTTGCAACAAAGAACTGATTGGTTTCAGGATGTTTACCACAAAAGATTGCAGGAGCTCCATCCCATTTTACAGTCATGTTTACAGAAGAACTTGAATTGCCCTTCATCATGTCCCTAAGACCTCGTAAAAAGTTTATTGCACCACGACCACCATCAATACCTTGATTGATAATCTCGTCTTCTAAGTGTTCTAAATGTAAATTCTTTGCGCCCATAGTAGTATTATAACATAAAAATATGTTCCTGTCTACTATTTAGGTATTTTTATTTCCCTGTTTGTGTTTAGGATTGAAGTAAGTATCGTAAAGGTGTGAAAACTTACATTTTTTTACGCCTATAATATCGTTGTAAGTTTTCTCCGATAACTCATAATTTTCAGTACAAAAGTCTTCGAGTCTATGGATAGGTAAGCTCAAATCTTCAGATAGTTTATTGATTGAATCTTTTTGATAACATGCACCCTCTAAGTAAGGAATCCAGTATTCATTGAGTGCAACTTCTTTTATTTGATATTTTTCTTTTTGATTCCAAGTGTTGTGTTGGTGTGCATGTAGAACAGAGAATAGTCTTTCAGATTCGTTCCTTCTGTCTAGTAAAATTGTTTTGTCAAAAGTTTTAGATAATGATTTAAAGAAATCGTTTCGTATTTCTATATCATCAAATTGTGTTAATCTTTTGTTTGGATGTTGCCATGTGGCATTTACACATTTTACAATTACATTATCCGAATCAATTAAGTTTAATTTCTCTTCTCTAGTAAAAGGACTGTTTGCATGGTTCATTCCCTCGTTATAAGGTTCGTTTACCCATGTTAAATGGTGGTCTTCTGATATTGCATTTGTTAATGAATTGGAACCACACTTACCCGTGGCAATCATCAAAACTCTCATAATATAATGAAAGGGGTTTATGCAGGGTCGGCTTGCATAGTTGCAAGAGTAGATTCTGCAGTTGCAAGTTCACCCTCTTTTGTAGAAATCCATGAAGTCCAGTCACCCAATTGATAACCATTTGCATTTGTAGTTTCCCATTTCCACCAGTTGTACATGACTGTAGGTTTCATAGTTACTCCACCTTCATCATATTCTTCGGCAAGTGTTCCAGTCATTTCGCCTGAATCAGCATCATAACTCTGTCCACTCCAAGTTGCATTTGGGTTATCAGTTCTCCATGCAGCCCAGAATTCTGTTCTTGTACCATTGAATAATCTTACAGGTGTACCTTTTCCTAAAAAGTTGTATGAAACGTCTTTAACCCAGTTAATATCTTCTGTTAATCCATCTACAACATCTTGTTGAGTTGCGATTTGTGTTGTTGTATAAGGCATAATTTCTCCGTATTATATGTTTATTTATAAGTTTAAGTTCTTTGTTTATGTATTGGTGAAAAGAATTTTTCGTATACTGAATCGAAATCCTCTCCTTTGTATTCGAAGTCTTGTGTAAAAGATAACCAAGTTTCTTTTGATTTTTCTTTATCACTTGTATACAAATCTTCCATGTATGTTATGGGTATTGCAAGTTGTTGAGATATAGAATTAACAACCTTTTCTGTATATAGAAAATCATCTATAAGTGGTTTATCTTTTTCAGTGAGGACTACAGGGTTAAAGTTGTACTTATCCCACCATGTTCCATGTTTATGTGCATGTAGAGCCGATAATAATCTTTGAGACAAATCTCTCCTAGTCATTAGGATTACCTTATCAAATCTCAAACTCAATTCCATAAACCAAATAGTTCTCTCCCTTGCATCTTCTTCTTGTGTAAGTACCTTTAACTCGGGGTCAATGTACATTTGATAACATGGAAGACATTTGATTACATGATTGTCGGGTACAACATATTCTTCAGTTTGTCTTGGAGAGTTTTGGTAGTCCCAGTTGAAGGGTTCTGATATAAATGGAATGTCATAGTGTTCTTTTAAACACCAACCTAATCGTGACGTTCCACAACGACCCGAACCTATTATTAATACGTTCATAGTTTAGAAAGTGTACTGTTTTTTAATTGTTTATCGATTTTAGTTATTTTCTTCTCAACTATCTTATCGTCTTTGTTATCTCTAAGTCTTTTTTTTAGCTCTATTTTCTCTTGAATCTTATTGATTACTTCGATAGGTTTCAGAGTCTTCTTGTTCATTATATTTTAAAGTCGTTATATTTAGTACCGCCACCACGGTCATGTACAGGGATTGAATCATCAATACCAGTATTTTCATACAACTCTTCTTGTGCTTCTTGTTCGCAATCATAGAGTTTCATACGACTTCTGTCAACACCTATGACAAACCTTTTGAATACGGTTGGGTCATTGTATCTATTCTTTAACTGTTTCACCACCATTTGGTCTAACTCTTCTAGTTCTTCTGAAGATATCAATGCAAACATAAAGTCTGCAGTTGCAGGTAGTCCGAATGACTCTGAAGTATCTGTAAGTTCTACATCTGTTGAACCATAACCACTTCTTGTTGTTTGTGTTGCACTCATAATTGGTACATCAAACTCCACTGCAAGTCCTCTAAGTTCTTCTGCAATACTCTTAATAAGAGTATATGAGTTTGCACCAGCGCCTGGTTTCACTCTTGCACTTGCACATATGTTTAGATAGTCAATGAATATCATATCGGGTTTGAAGTCTTTCTTCAATTCAAGTTCTTGTAGTAAGTGTCTGAAGTGACCGACATGTGCAGATGCAGTAGGGTATTCTTTGATTATAAGTTTACCTTTAGTCTTCTCTGCAATTTTATCAATCTTCTTGTCAAAGAGTTTCTTAGATAAGTCGGGTAAATCCTTCATAGGAACATTCAATGTGTTCGCATCTATCCTTTCTGCAATCCTTTCCTCTGACATTTCCATAGTGATGTAAAGAACATTCTTATTCATCATAAGTCCTGCACCAGCCATATGACACATGAACAGTGACTTACCAACACCAGTTCCTGCAAGACAAATGTTTAGAGTCTTGTTAGGTAAACCACCTTTAGTAATCTTGTTGAAGTATTCTAAGTCAAACGGAATCTTCTCTTCTTCCGTATGATAGAATTCAAATCTTGCATCTGAATCTTCGATTTGGTCATGACCAATGTTAGTGTCAAAAGACACGGAGAGTGCATCCTTCAATAGTTCGGGTATTTCACCTTTAGACCTCTTTGACTTTTCATCTAGTACTTCGATAGAATCCATGACTGCAATATAGATTGCTCTATCCTTACACCATTTCTCTGTCTCATCTACTAACCACTCTTCAGCAGTTTCATCAGATGTTCCCATGTTTTGTAGAATTGTCTTAGACCCTTTAACCACATTATCAGATAACGTGGTACTGTTGTCTAAATTGATGAGAAGTGCCTCTACAGTTGGGGATTTATTGTATTTCTCAAAGTACGAGTGTACCTCTTTCCATACAGTCTGTTCGTCTATTTCGTTGAAATACTCTTCCTTAATGAAGGGAAGCACTTTTCGTGAAAAAGAATTACTCTGAATCAGATTCTTGAGTATTGTCGTCTCTAGTCTCGCCATACTTGAAATATTCCTGTGCTACTTGTTCTAATTTATCCATTACTTCGGGTGTGAAGTACTTTTCGGGGTTGTTGTTAATTGTCTTACCAAATTCGGTTTTACCGTTTGGAAGTTTAACTCTTGTACTTGATTTCTCAAATACTCCAAATGCAAGTGCCATGTCTAATAAGCCATAGTACCTGTCTAACCCTTTGTCGTATGATAACCTTACATCAACCACTCTGTTCTCAACAGTCAATCTTGACTTTGCATTCTTACAGTGAATGATATTACCAACGATTTCCGTTCCTTCCTTTTCTTTTCTCTTAGAGAGATAGATAATTGATGATGCAGCGTACTTGAGTCCACTACCACCACCCATTTCTTTTTGAGGGAACATAGAACCAATCACATCATATGTGTGATTTGTAACAATCATAGGAACTCCAACACGACCTAACTTAAGAGTAAGAACTCTGAATGCACCTTTGGTTATTTGTGCCCTCGTCATATCTTTGGTCTCTTTACCTTCTGCAGTGTCTTCGATTTCTTTGGTAGTTGATAACATACCAAGTGAATCTAAACAGAACATCATAGGTGGACGTTTTTCTTTGGGGGTTTCTGCATACTTATCCAGTATACTGATTGCTTGATTTCTGAACTCCTGCACTGTAACAACAGGAACAATAACAACTCTTGATGAGTCTATTCCTCTTGATTCAATCATATCTTTCGATATTGCAGATTCAGATTCAAAGTAGATTACTGCGGCATCCTTGTTGTCTTCTAGGAATTGTTTGACCATACCTAGTGCAAAAAAGGTTTTACCTGTTGCAGATTCCCCTGCAATTGCAGTAATCTTGTTTGAAGGAAGTCCACCATACAGTGAACCACTTAATAGTGCATTGAAGATATGTGAACCCGTATCAATAAACGAATCTACATCTCCAGCCTGCACACCATCAGAAACTATATTTGCATATTCGTTTCCTGATGCTTTTACTAAATCTTTTAAAAATGACATATTTAACACTCCTCATAAATGTATATACTATCTAGTATACACAAGAGTGTCTTATTTGTAAAGGGGTTTTTTAATCTTTTTTGTGGTCTTCTATGCAGTCAAACTTAATATGTTCTTCCATCATAGTTTTGATTTGTTTGATTTGCACTTCCATGAACAGGATAAATGAAAATCCAAAAACTATTGAGAGTATGTAAAAACAATCTAATGCACCTAAATGAATCATCATGATACCTTGTCTATTTCCTCTTGAGTAACATATCCAGTCTCCATAACAACTGTTCTATTGTCTAGATGTTGTTGTTCGACTAGGTCTTTGTTCTCTCCAGTATAAACTACTGCATGACAATCATCAATCATTTTCTGATTAACATCAACTTTGGTTTCACTATGTGCATATAGTGTTCCTAGAATTCTTCCGAACTTACCTTTGTCGTGTGATACAAGTGATATGGATTCACATTCTTCTAGTAATTTCTTTAAATGTTTTTTGGAGGCCTTACCGAAAAGTTTTTCTACTTTGTCTCTAGTTCTAGATTCTGGCGTATCGATTCCCATCATACGAACTCTTTGTTTTTTGTAGGACATACCAAAACCCAAATCTATATCTACGTCTACTGTATCACCGTCTACAACTTTTACTACCTTAACTCTATATTCGTACATATACTTATTTATAGGTTTTTAAATTGCACGGAAATACCACATCCACAAGAAGACTCTTCCTTTGGATTTATGATTTTGAAAAATTCATTTAGGCCTTCGTTGACCCAATCTAGTGTTGACCCTTCTAAGTAAGGAACTGACATTTCGTCTAACACTACAGTAAACTTTCCAAAACTTACAAGTTTATCTGATATGTTAATAAAGTCTGAAGTGTCTTCTATGAAGTATTCATACCCTGCACAACCACCACCCGTGACTCCGAGTCTAATAAAAGACACGTCTTTTTTTATGAGTTGTTGTATTGCTGAATCGGTGACTTCAATCATACTGATATTTATATTTTTATTTGGTCGAAACTTATATCTTGTCCTTCCCATGCACGTTTATAATGTTTCTTTACGAACTCTTGTTTTTCTTTACTCTCATTCACAAAATGATAATCTTCGTATGGCACATGAATTTCTGAATTGGGGTCAACCCTATCTTGAACTGTAGAAGAACTTTTATGTGCAGATATAGGAAAGGGTCTATACTCTTGCAACCATGGATATTTTTCCTTTGTCATCCATAAGTCATTAGGACTTAATACTGTAGTGTCACAATCTTCCACAAATATTTTTGCAGCTTCAGGTTTCATTGCATATGCATGATGTCCTAAAAAGTTTTTATCTGTAAGTGTTTGAATACCATCTATTCTTGGTATATCGAAATCTATATATTGTGGTCTATAATATGTTGGTTCACCAAAGGTGCAACACATATCAAAATCTATGTCGGGAAATTCACTTACAAAGAATGCATCATGTTCAAGTATAAGAATGGGTTCATCTAACTCTATACACTTCTTCCATAGTAGATAGTGTGATGCAAAACAACATGCAACTCTATCGGGTCTTGGATAATTATCAAAGATGTTTGGTCTATCCCCTAAGATATCTTCACAACCTCTCTTGGGTGTAATCGCATCAAAGATTTCTATATCATGTTTATAATATTTCTCTGCAGTTTCAATGCAAATCCTAGACTCCATTTCAGATAGAGGGTGACCTTTAATCGTTATTAGAAATGTTTTCATCAGGGTTTATAGACTCATATGTCCATATATCAATATTGTTCTTCATGTGAATAGTGTTATTGTATCCTTCTCCAGTCGCATCTCCTTGAATCATAGAGAATGTTTCTCTAACCACAAAAGGCCATGGATAGTATTCTTCTAAAAATTTGAATCTTGATTTATTTAAAAAGGTATCTGCAGGTTCTATAGAACATAATCTAGCAGTGTCAATTATAATTCTTGCACCTTCAGGTTTCATTAGTACTGCATGATTACCTATAAAACAATGTGACTGTAATGGATTTGCAAATCCTTTATTATATCTCTTATCCATTACTTTAGGAGCATCTAAATGAGGGCCCCAACTAGGTCTACCAAGTGTAATACACTTATCAAACTCTAAATCATGTGGAAAGGGTAGTTCTAATACTGCATCATGTTCTAGTATCAAGTATGGTTCAGTATCCCTCGAACATCTATCCCACAAAATAAGTTGTGATGCAAAACAAGATGCAACTCTTTCGGGAAATGGTTCAATGTCAAGAATCATTTTATTTCTATTACCTGTAATATCTCTTATGATATCTTTAGGGTTATCTTTAGGAGTAATTGCATTAAATTTCTCTGCATGTATTCCCTGTTTTGCACAAGACTCTATTCCTCTATCTGCAATTTCATGTGATTTAGGATGGTCAACTGTGATATAGAATGTTTTCATATTATTATTTATCCGAAGAATGAATCAAGACTTGCGACTGGTTCAGTATTCCAGCCAATCTTACTGATAACTGCAGTCAATGGTTCTATAAATGATTTGTCAAATTGTTTATCGTAATCAATATAGTTCTGCAATTCTAATTCTCTCGGTAAAACATTTGAGTAAGATATTACATTCTCATTTAACTTGTTAGGTAGTTTAAGATAAGTAAAGAGAATCTTGTTACCACTTCGGATATTCTCGTATCGTTTATCTATGTTTAGTTTCTTAAGTTGATGATTGTAAAGTAAAGCACCTCTAACATGTATGGGTGTTCCTTTACCGTATATATGGTTTGGGTCTGAATACTGTTCAAGATTATTACAACCTCTTGGTGAAGACATCTGTTCTACTGGAAGGTTTCTAAAATCCTTTCGTGCAGTCTCTACGAACTCCCATAGTTCTTGTTCAGTTCCATTCATAACAACTTTGAATGCATCAGTAAGTTTTTGTCTAACCCATTGTGGTGTACTGGACTTTGCAGTTTCGATACCCATCATTTTGAGTTTAGGGGTTTCGTATCGTACACCTTCAGAGTCAAATACATTTAGAATGTATCGTTTCTTTGCAGTCCAAATACCTCTGTCTGCAATAACTTCTCTACCCATTTCCATCTTCTGTTGGAATGCGTTAGTGTATTCTGCAAGTTCATCATATCCTTTTGATAGGACATTCTCAACTTTCTCTCTTCCGATAGTGTCAAGGAAGTTAATAATTTTGTCCTTGTCGGTGTCTTCGGGAAACACTTGTGACACTAGTCTGTCAAAAGTTATGTAAACTGAATCAGTATCCATTGCAATTACATAGTCTTCGTCTTCTGTTTTAAGAACTTTATTCATCCATGTGTTGATTGTCTTCTCTGCAGTCTTAATGACATACTGTCCCGACATAGTAATACCTTCTGCAAGGTTAGGGTCAAAGAATGCAAAGTATTGATTTGCAAGAGCCCCATATGCAGAGTTAAGTGCAATCTTTCTAACCTGTTGATTGTTGTATGCACGTTTAATAAGACTTTCTAGTTCCTTCTTTCGTTTAGGTTCTTTACAAACTTCCTTCTCTTGTTGATATGTAATCATCTTCTTCTTCCACATCTTACGTTCGTCATAGAATGTTTCCATGAGTTCGGGAAGGAATCCTTGTTTCTCTCTACTGAACATTACTCCGTTAGGTGCAACTGTTCTATTAGTCTTCTTCAATGAAGATAGATTTGATTCACCATCTAACATTTGTTGAATGTCAACGTCCATTCTTGCACCACCCTTGACCATAGTCTCGGGTGATATGTTGAACTGCATAATCAAATGTGGATAGAGAGAGTTCAAGTCGAATGACATAACCCAATCATGTTTACCTACGATAGGTTCCTTTACATATGCACCAACAATAGAATGTGTTTTAGTTTGTTGTTTAAGTCTTTGTGGTGGAGTTTGAATGTTCTGTTTCTTAAGGAAGTTGTAGATAATAGTTTCCCAGTATTTTACCATTCCAAAAGTATCAGAGTAATTACACTTTGCATCATAAGCCATGGTCATGGTCAATTCCATAAGACCAAGTTTCTCTTCTAGTTCTTCTACAAGAACAACATCCTGTACATTATATGCAAGATACTTAGAGTAATCATTCTTATACAATCCATGCAATGAACCATGTTCTGAATAGTCTAACTTTGCAGAACCTAATTCAACATGTGAGATGTGATTTAGTGAATAGGATTCTTGATTGACAAAGGTTCTCTGTTTGTACATTGCCATATAATCAATAACATTGATTCCATATAACGTGTACTGTTGATTCTTTTGATATCCTTGTGTAGTGTATTCTCTAACATCAGACATGTTCCATGGGGATAATCTTTTGTGTTGGTCTTCTCCAAACAATCTATCAATACGATTACAAAGATAAGTGATATCAAATGAATCTACATTCCAACCAGTGATGATATCATAGGATGCCTTTCTCCAGTGTTTAATGAACTCCTCTAATAGGTGTGCCTCATCTTGACACTCATAGTAAACAACATTCTTAGGACATTCATCCCATGCACCAATACCAAATGTATGTGCATTATGTCTGAATGGTTTTACTGTTATTGCATTGACCTTTTCTTGTGCAAGGGACGGTTCGGGAAATCCATTCTCTGATTCACACTCGATATCAAGTGTTGCAATTTTTACTTTGGTATAATCCCATTCAACCTCTGTTGGCCATTTGTCTGCAATGTAAGTATAGATGTATCTGTCATACCCATGGATTTCAAATCCTTGAGTTCCAGCATAGTTCTCTCTGAACTTTCTTGCACCACCCATTGAGTTGAGTTCAACAACTTCAAGTGGTCTACCATCTAATGACCTATGTGCAGTGTCCCCTTTCTTAGAAGGCACAAAGTGTTTAGGTCTGTAAGATACAGATAGTTTTTGTTTCTTGTTTCCTTGATAACCAGTGACTAGAATCTTGTCACGGGTACGACATACATTAGTATAAAAATCCATGTAGTAAGTATACTACAAATGGACTATTCTGTCAATGTACTTTTACCGTAATAATCCTGTCCTAGTATGTCTCCAACTGCATCATACTTCTCTTTTGCAGTTGCATATCTTTCTATTTGAGTGTCCATTGATTGTGCGATATCGGGGTGTTCACCGATACCTGCAGGATTATGTTTATAAACCATAATGTTTGCCATTGCGATATCCATTTCACCTTGATATTGTGATTGAAGTGCCTTTAGTATTACTTCTCTATCCATTATTTATTTCCTGTATTTTTCTTATAGTTTATTTCTAAATTAGGTCTAACCTTAAATACAGTTATGACTGAACTTTTAGAAACTTCGAAGTTGTACTCCATTGCAAATGGTAACCATGGTGCAAGTTCTACTTCCATTTTACCATCAATAATTTGAACTAAAAGTTCTTGTGCTTCTTCTATAAGAATCTTGTTACTTAATTTTTTTTCAGTACAGAAGCCCATTATGACTTCTCCACCGATTAGTTTGACTGCACGGATTTCTTTATTTAACATTTCTAACAAGTTCCTGCAGTTCTACTGAACGTCTACCAACCTGTTTAAACCATCTTGAATCTTCCATTTCTACTGCAACCTTTTCCCAGTCACATGATACAACACCTTTCCACATGTTATTAAACTTACTGAATCTTGTTCCACCTAAGTTGAATGTCATGTTGACTAAAACGTGTTGAATGTCTTCGGGTAGTGCATAGAAATCTTCTCCACCTTTTGATTCAAATAAATGAACAGTTTCGTTAACATGTTTTACAAAGTCAATTGCATAAACATCATCAACTCTTTCTTGTGATACTGGTGTACCAACTGGTTGACCGTGTTCGGGGTCGTCATCTTTTACTAGGTGACCTACTCCAAATGTTAGATACCCTAATGAGTCTTCATATATTTCGAGGACTTCACCCTCATGTCTCTTTATCTGTTCCTTCAATAATTCTTGGTTCATTTTCTTTTTTCCTTTGTTCATCTATGAGTTCAACTAATATATCACCCATAACATCTTGTAAATCTTCGTTATTATTTAGTTCTTCAACACTCCCACCTTTCTCGGGAAGTCTCCTAATCGTTCTCTGAAAGTTTAAATGATTCTTACCCTCAACAAACTGAACCTTTCCGTATTGGTATACCAATCCTTTATATTCACCCTCTAAGATTTCAATCCCTGCATCATCTTCATTGGGGTTCTCTACAACTCTATATAAACTACCGAACAGCATGTTTCCAAACCTTTCCTTTCATTTCACCATTAGACCAGTTTATATATCCAACGTCTTCCATTCCAATTCTTTTATAAAACTTATTTGCAGGAATGTTATCTGCACGAACTGTAAGATACACATTAGTATCTACATAGTCAAAAAATCTTTTTATAACTTCCTCTGCACTACCATTACCCATTTTAGAATTTACTATTTGGTGTAAAATATGACAGCCACCTTCTACTTTTACATCAGTGTCAAATCCTATTTTTCTATTGGATTTATTTTTATGATATGTGATAATAACACCGTCTTCTAGAATCATTTGACTTCTAGATATTCTAACTCTACAATGTGATTTTCTTACATGAGGGAACCACTCTTTTGCACCTAGAAATATATCCCAAATGGTATCGAAATCTGATTCTTGTACTTTATACATTTATGTTTTCATTATTATATACATCAATAACTAAGTGTACTCTATCTATATCAGAGTTGTTTTCTACTGCATGTGGTCTTGAAACATCTAACCACCAACATTCACCTTCTGACATCTTAAAGTCGACCAATCCTTCAGTCAACCATGTCTTCATAGTTATATCTTCATTTGTAATTATGGGTATGTGTAGTCTTACTACCTTACCACTTTTAATATCCTTATCCACTTTATCAGTGTGTTTAGATATCTTAGTCCCTGCTCTTAACTTCATGAGTCTGACTCTTTCAGTCTCTGCAGGAATATGTTCTAATATCTTACCTATATTTAGTAGGTCATATAAGGGTGTAGTTTGTAATTCGTCTACACCTGTTGTCCCTAATACACCACCCTTTCCTATTTGATTGGGGTCACTACTATACCCTTTGAGAGATATTGCAGTCCATTGTCCTTGTTTATTAAACTTAGTCACTACTGGTGCAAAGTCTGTATTGTTTTCACACCACTCTTTTATAGGATTTATAAGTTGAGTGGATAAATGGATATTTAACTGTTTCAAAAGAAACTCTCAAGTGTACTTACCTTTACACTTTCGAATAAATCTGTTGAAGTATCTTTACTAAAACACCAAACATTTTCCATGTAAAGTTTGTTCATGAATTCATCCATGGCCTCTTTGTCAAAGTTTCCGTCTTCGTCTTTGAATACTGCCTTACCTTGTGGTCTTTGCATGATTCTCATACCAAGTTGACCTAAGAAATTATTTCTTAACATATCACAAAGTTCATCTCCCGACCTATATCTAGTTCCATGTATCTTAGGGTCTAGTATGTTAACTAATACTACACCTGTATCACTAAGTGCATCAAATGACTTTTGTGATACTGGTAGATAGAAATCATCTCTCCAACCTTCGTACTCATTGAACTTTGCCCATGATTGGTCTTCCGAATGTTCTCCACCTTCATTGTATCTTTCTGTAGAAAAATATGGTGGTGAAGTAAAGGCACAATCTATTGGTGGTAAAGTTTGATATGGTAAATCTTCTGCACCACATCTATATATTTCTACTTTCTTTGAACCAATACATGAGAAGTAATCATCCTGTTCAATTAAGTTAGGAGTATTACCTGTAAGAATTGTTTCATATTCTATACATTGTTTCTTATATCTTTCAAAGGTGTTTGGGTTTGGGTCACATCCTACATAGTGAGATGCATTAGATGTGTAAAAACCACATAGTCTATCTCCCCAACCACATGAAGTGTCTAATACAGTTTTTGCATTAGTCATTGAATAAATTGTTCTTGCAACATTAGGTTTGAATTGAGTTGCAATATAAGTTCCTAGTCTGAATGCAGAGATATAACTTTTCTCATTAAGTTGTCCACCTCTAAGTTCTTCTTTACCATTGATTTCTACTTTTTTAACACCGTTGATTCCTCTCCACATGGGCCCGAAACAACTCCATATTTGTTTTGCAGTTCCTTCAGTCCAAACTTCTACTGGTGATTTGAAACCATAACTTCCACATGCAAGTCTTAAGTCTTGATGAAAGTAATTAGATGCATCATTGTATACAGAAGGTGCATCTATAAAACCTAATCCGTATTCTTCAAAATTGTATTTGTAATCATCATACTTTTCTAAAACATCTTTCTGCAAATCTTTCTTTGCAGTCATAGTTTTGTATGGGTCTGAATCTCTAAGAGATAGAAATGTTTTTCTCATCTTCTCATGAGATATATCTTTAAATGGGAATGGTGGTCTTTCAGTTGCAATATATTCTGATAAGACTTCACGGAAATGTTCCTTTCCGTATTTGTTGGAGTAAAACTCAAAAGTAGGATTATCCATAATAGGTAATCCTACTTCATTTGAGTAGTCCGTTAGGACTTGGTAGAGTTTAGATGTTTGCAAGGACATTTTCGGGTGTAGATACTTCATAAGGGTCTGATTCTATATTATCACCAAAACCTTCTTCTGCAAAGACCTTTTCGACAACATTATCGTTTACAACGATTGCATATCTCCAAGACCTAATTCCAAAACCGACATTTCCTTTTTGCACTGATGCACCGATTGATTCAGTAAACTCACCATTACCATCAGGCAACGGATAAACATTCTGAATTTCTTGTGATTCAAACCATGCATTCATTACGAATGTATCATTTACTGATAAACAATAAATCTGTTCCACACCTTTCTCATTGAACTCTGAAAATTTCTCATCAAAGCCAGGTAGTTGGTATGTTGAACATGTTGGTGTGAATGCACCAGGCAATGCAAATATCACTACTCTTTTTCCTTCGAATTGTTGGGTTGTGTTTATTGTTCTAAACTCCCCTTCAACTCTCACTGGTAAGTTAACACTTGGAAGTGTATCTCCTACATTTATCATAATAATCTCCTTTATATAAAGATACATTCATTATAATACAAATGAACGTATCTGTATAGGGGTTTTTTAAGAAATTTTGATTTCTTGAGGTTTGTCTTCTTCAGGCACAATTCTCTCTAAACTGACACTCAAAATACCATTCTTCATGTCTGCACCTTTAACGATTATATCGTCTGCAAGTGTGAATGTTCTTTTGAATGAACGTGATGCAAGTCCTTTATGGACATACTCAAGTTCCTCTCCATCCTTTTGTTTACCTTCAATTGCAAGAACTTCTTTCTCTTTTGAGATTGAAATATCTTTCTTATCAAATCCAGCTACTGCAAGTTCGATAGAGAAGTTCTCTGCATCATGTTTTACAATATTGTAAGGTGGATAGTTAGAATTAGATTGTACATCTGCACGTTCTAATAGTTGTAGAGTTCTGTCGAACCCGATTGCGAATGGGAATGATTTCCCGAAGACATCATCATAGATAGTCATAGTTTTCTCCTTTATTAAGCAAGTTTATAATGTGCAACCTCTAATGAGCATTGCATTAATGTTCGAGAACCGAGCTCTTTTGAAGAAATGGGGTCACTTGA